CTGGGTCGAGCGGAGGATGGGAGCGGCGCCCGAGGTGAAACTCCACCCTCCCTGGCGGACTAAGATCTAACGCTCGATCTTGATATCGACAACGCCAAGCTCGCTCCCTTCGTTACAGATGGGGACGGGCATCCTGGTCTTGCGTTCCGCGCCGCCCACAGCCTGGCGCACGCAACGCAAGCGGCGCCGGAGATCCTGGGCCGCCGGTGCGGATGGGACCACGAGTCGGAGCGTGGCACCGGCCGACTGGCCGGTCCCTTGACGGCCGAGCGGGCGTGCTCGCCGCCCTACCTCAGACCTCCACGGAGCTAGACGCTAGCGGGCAATGTAAGCACCCTGGTGTGAGAGCGTCAATAACGAACTTTGCGTAAGCCGGTGGCCTTGTCCAAGCAGGGTCGCCCTGCTAGGCCAAGGCTCTGAGCGTAGCCGTTCGGGACGCTGCAGCCTGTGTTTCGAACAGAACTTCTGGCTATCCGCTTAGAAGTAGATGGACAAGGGCGCCTCCATGGCCAGGTCGGCGGCACGATGCACGGCCATGACGGCGGCCACGGCGGCGTCGATGCGCCGGGGGCTGTCCTTGTGCTCCTTGGCCAGCCGGGCGCCGCGGGAGTCGGACCGCAAGATGGCGTTGGCGATATGGCGGGCCAGGGCGCTACTGCCGTCGTGGGTCAGCTCCTGGTCGACGACCAGGGCGTAGAAGCGGGCGGTCGCCGGCCCCATCCTGGCCGCGTTCTGGAAGAACTCATGCACCGGTATCCCGTCGCCGTCGAGGACCTCGAGGGAGCGTTGCCAGCGGTAGGGGTCGGCGGCCACCTCGAGGACCTGCCAGCGCCGGCACGCATCCCGGATGGCGTCCTCGACGGCGACGACCGGCACCCGCCAGTCCCGGGACCCCTCGGGCGCCTCCCAGAGCTGCACCAGCTCGACATGGGGGCGGGCCTCGACGGTGGCGGCGACCAGGACCGAGCAGTCACGCGAGAAGGAGCCGTCGAAGGCGAGCGCCACCTTGGCCTGGTCGGGGATGACCCGGGTCGCATCGGCGCATCTGGCCCAGGCGCCATCGGGCAGCCAGGCGTCATCGACGGCGGTCCACTGGCCGAGCCGGTAGCGGCGGAACGCGGCCTCGCGCATCTTGGGCGGCAGGGTGGCCCGGAGGGCGTCGCGGTGGAGGAAGTCGTCCAGGGCGGGGTTGGCGACCGCCCAGGCGGCTTCGTCGTCCAGGGCGCAGCCGGCCGGGGCGGCGTACTCGCGGAAGTAGAAGCTCGGGTCGGCGTGCTCGCGGCCGTGGTCGACCAGCCGCCGCATGACGCTGTCGTCCTGGCTGGCTTTGGGCGGGGTCGAGATGGCCAGCAGCAGGGAGCGGTCACGCTTGCCGGCCCGGGCCGAGATGGCCTCGAAGGTGTCATCGGTCACGACATGCAGCTCGTCGACCAGCGCCATGCTCGGGTCCCACCCTTGCAGGCTGCCCGGGTCGGCGGGCAGGGCCATGAACACGCTATCGGTCCGCGGCTCCAGCAGGTGGTCGGCGAACACCTGGACCCGGTCGGCCAGGTCGGTGTCAAGCTCGACCATGCGGCGGGCGGTGTTGAAGATGATGCGCGCCTGGCGCTCATCGCTGGCGACCACCAGCACTTGCGCCCCCTCGACGCGGTCGCCCAGCAGCCCATAGAGGCCGAGGGCGGCGGCCAGGGTGCTCTTGCCATTCCCAGCCGGGATGGACACCAGCGCTTGCCGGGGGCGGGGCTCGTCGAGCACCCCGCGGATGATTTCGCGCTGCCAGGGCCGCAAGCGCATGCGCCGCTTGGCCCCGGTCCCCTTGGGGACGGTCACATAGCGCTCGATGAACCGCACCGCCCTGGCACCGCCCTGGCGCGGGTACCGCCGAAGCTCCAGCGGAGGGGCGGTCAGGTTGCCCTTGGGACCCGGTTTCACGCGACCACCGAGGGCGGTTGGTCGACCACGGTGTGAGTCGCCAAGTTCGGCGGGCGCGGGGTCGCAGCGGGCGGCCCCATGGGGGAACCGAGCGCGCGCTCGGCGATGCGGCGGACGTTGGCCGACCGGGCGGCGTTGCAGGACCGGCACCGGACCACCAGCGGGCCATCCTCCCGGCCCCCGGCGGCGACCTCGGTCACGTGGTCGGCGGTCAGGTCGGCCGAGGGGTGGGCGCCCTGGCGCTCCCATCCTGGGCACCAGTCACCTACGGTCAGGCGATGGTCGGCGACGGCCTCACGTCGGCGCTTGGTCTCAGCGGCCCGGCGTAGGTCGGGACGGTGTGCGCTCTTGGCCCGGTCGTGGTTGGCCTGGCAGTCACGGCATCGGGGCTTGCCTCGTACCGAGTGGCCGCAGTCGAGGCAGGGGCGGAGCAGGGTGCGGGTCATCGTGGCTTGCGGCGCTTGCGCTTGCGCAGCTCGTCTCGGCACCTGGAGCAGCGTTCGCCTGGCCCGACGAAGCTGTTGCGGCAGGCGATGCAGTAGCCGGCCTTGCGGCCGAGGAACCGGCTGGACGGGCCTTTACCCACGGAGCCGGGCCAGGGTCAGCAGGGTGGCTGCTGGCTGGAGGGCGGCCCGGACGGCACTCACCCCGGCGCCGGCGTAGGCGGGGACCCTGACCACGGCGACGTGGTCGAGGGTGGCCCGGGTCCTCGTGACGCGGCGCCGGTCGGGCGACCAGCGGGACCCGCCTGCCACCTCGGCGAAGCCGATGCTCAAGCCGAGGGGTACGCCGTCGCCGGCCAGGCTCAACACCTCATCACCCAAGGCGGTATGCGATACCCGCCATGCGCCCCAGGCGGCGTCGTCGCGCTCCTCCAGCTCGACGGTCACCCCGATGGGCAGGGTGCCGGCATCTCTCGGATGGGTGGCGCAGAGCGGCACCCTGGCCGGGTCCGCGTCGGCCAGGGCGCCACGCTCGAAGACCTCGACGACCAGCCGGCCGCGGTCGAGGACGCGGGCCTCGACGCCCCAGGGGACGACCGGGCCGACCAGGGTACGGCCGTCGCCGTCGTCGCGGAGCTGGAGGCCGGCGGGGTAGAAGCAGCGGTCTAGGGTCATGCGACGGCCCCCTCGGAGGGTGGCAGGGGTGGGCGGTCCTCTAGCTCCCTGACCTCGTTGACGGTCAGGAACCCGGCCTCGATGGCGACCTTGTGGGCCTCGTAGCGGTCGCGGAGGGTGGCCCGGACCATGCCGCCCGCGTTGAACTTGGCCGTCTGGGTGGAGGGCAGGAGGCCGGAGACGGCGCGCTCGACCCGGGCCAGCCAGGGGCGCAGGGTGAAGGTGAGGAAGTCGGTTGACCGCATTTCCGGGCTCGAATATGCCTCGTGACCTGCGGTTTCGCCGCCCATCATCTCGGGGGCGATGCCGAAGAAGCGGCAGATGGTCGAGACGCTGAACTTCTGGGTGGCGATGAACTGCGCCTCTTCGGGGGCGATGGCCAGCGGCCGGAACCGGGCGCCGTTGCCGAGCACGGCGATATCACGCTCGGGGCCGCGGGCCAGCGCCTTCCAGCGGGCCCGGAGGGTGTCGGCGACCGGTTGCTTGATTTCCTGGTCGGATTCGATGAACCCGATGGGCAGGTCGGCGCCAGCGAAGAAGCGGGCGCCGTAGCGCTCGGCCCCCAGGCCGAGGCCGATGGCCTCACGGGCATAGGTGATGGGGCTCAGGCCCTCCAGCTGGCCGGGCCAGGGGAACGCCTTGACGTGGAACAGGTCCTCGCGGTCGTACTCCTGGCCGCCGATGCGGATGACGCGGCGGCCCTGTTCGGTGGTGATGGCGACCCTATCCGGATGGACGAGGTCGCATTGGGACGGCAAGAGGGTCGAGCCGGACCGTCCGGTGATGACGCCCCAGGCGTTGCCCCTGAGCAAGAGCGATGCCATGACGGCCCAGAGCCAATCGGCCAGCTCGGGGAAGTCGGCGCTGGGCCGCTGGAGCAGCGGCGGGGTTGGGATGGGGTCGCGGTCGTCGCCCCGGTACACCGCGAGGGGGAGCGTGCTCACGCTGTCGGCCAGGAGCCGGACGCATCCCCAGACTGTCGACAGCCTGAGCGCGCTCTCGATGGTGACGGCCTCGCCGGAGGCCGTGGGGCGGCCCTCGTCGGCGAGCAGCTGTTCGAGGGTCAGCGCCTCACGATTGGCGACCCGGGACCAGACCCAGCGGTCCCACCAGCCCATGGCCTACCGCTTACGGGATGGCGCCTCCCCAGCCGCACGTCGGGGAAGCGCGCGCAGCTCGGGAGGAATCGGGTCGCCTTTGGCGATGAAGGTGGAGGAGTCGGGGCCGAGGTCCTTGCGCTCGACGAGGGTGTCGGTGTCGGCGACCTCGGGCGG